CTGGCGCATGGTTGAACGTCTGTGAGTGGTCTGTTAGGAGTCACCACTATTGAGGCCCACCGTTGCTGAACGGATTTTCTCGTGGTGTTGTGCGTCCCTCCTACGGAACTGCCTGCACGGCACAGGTTGCTTGTGATCTTGACTGCCCTGCTGCCACCTCAGCGGATATGTATACCTACGAGTCTCCGGTTCAGTGCAGGTCCCCCTGCACACTCCTCGTCCGTGTGGCCTCGTGGCGTGTAGATATGAAATGGTGGTGTTTATGGTTTTATGGGTATTATTCAGTCAAGGGCAAGCAGCGACGGCGTCTTAGCTTGTGGATCGAAGCCCGGAGAAATGCACGTCAAACTCCATTTGCAGCACAGCAACACCAGATCCAGCGGATCGGGCGTTGGTACACCATACTTGCACCACACCGGCCTGTTGCAACGAGTTCACGGAGCCAGTATTCGACTCAGTGAGCCGCCAATCGTTGAAGTATTCGGCGGGGTTGAACTCAACAGTAGCCATCTCAGTGACCTGTGCCACATCACTATGGGTGGATGTGGTCACATCCGACAAGGTGGCCGGGGGTGCACTGGTGGTAGTGTTGTCTGGCTCATAGCCGATCGCCACGTACCCGCCATCCGTGATAGGTGTGATGGGTACGACAGTGACGCTCGCGCGTGAAATCATGAAACGCGAGTAGCTGGGGACAAGCCCTAGCAAAATCGGAAAGTAGTTGCCGAGACCAAAGTATCCCAATGCCGAGAAGGTAGTGGGGGTCAGGGCAACCAATGTGCCAGATAAGGCTGTTGCGGTGTTGTAGATGTTAGCTGAACCCCGGACTCGCATAGAGACCGTATCCGCAAATTTTAGGTAGTTTCGCGGTAGTGGTGTCACTCGATTATGGAACGAGACGGCACCAGCGGGTTTGGGAGCTGTGCCCCGCTTAGTCTGGGTACTTAGCTGGGCACGACGTGGGACTCCGTTGGTAGTCACCATTGCTTGGGAACGCTTTTTCATGTTGGGTTTGCTACGGGTCATTGGATGGATGGGTCAACAAACTTAAACCGGATTCACCTGGTAAGTCCTCCCTTTCCATAACAACCGCTGTCAACTCCGCGAAAGTTGCAGTTTGGTAGTAGTCCTCTATGAGTCGCTGTACTGTGGGGGTTACCCCGAAAGCCAAATAGTAAGACACGCGCGCCGTGTCACTAATCATGGTACTAGAGTTGGTCAGATTGGCAGACCGTTGCTGCCACCCAGTGTTGCGGAAAATGGTGTCCTTGAAGCCTTGGGAGCATGGACGACCGTTTCGTAACAGCGCAGCGTAAAACGCAGATTGCACTGGTACTCCACTCGTGGCATTGCCACCACATTCCCCCACGGCGTACAACCATTTCTGGTAAGCCTTGTTGCAGGGAACGGGGACCATGCACATGGGATCCTTGGTGAGGACCGCCGAGTGGTTCCGAACCATCAACCACCCGCCACAGGTGTTGATGGGGTGTGTCTGACAGAACTCCACCTCTTCGAACAAATACGCAGGCTGCTCCACCGTCATGGCGAAGCCTTTTGCCCTGAACCAGTCTCCCAACCCATCCGAAAACGAGTCGAGGTCATCCTGGTCCATGAAAACAACGCAATCATCTCCATTGTTGGCTAATTCCAACGAGATGTTGCGTTCCGAAGCATATGAGTGCACCAACGCGCACATGATGAGGCAGTTGCCCAAGGACGTGTTTAAGTCCCCTGACGACCGTGTGCCCACCATGGCGAAGGTGACCTTGCCATCAGCAGCGTACGCCCTACCCTTGTTCTCCTCCTGCGCTGCGAGGAGGCGATCAAGTTCTCTCGAATCCGGAAAGAGAGAACGGTAGAACGAGTGTTCATACCGGAGGGCGGGCACAGACACGTGCATGTCAAACTTGCTCGCGTCGAGACCAACCGCCACGGGTTTGCTGAAGCGGCTCCACTTCGCGTGCAAAACTGCAGCGGAGTCGAGGCTGTTCATACCCTTGATGACGGTGGCCTTGGTGTGTGCCCCAAAGGCTTGATTGATGGCTCGGAAGAAATGCTTTTCGGCGTGTTTCAGGTATTTCCCGAGTGTGAGGTTGTACCTTGGATGCCGCGGGTTGATGATCCGCGGAGCTTTCAGTACGTCCTGTTTCTCAAACTTGACGAAGGAAGTCAATTCAGAGTCTTTAGTTTGCAGCCCAGAGCGAAGCAGGGAAATCCGTGCGCGCTCGTACAACTGGCGTTTTGCACCAGTGTAGCAATTGACCACTTCTTGTTCGGTGAGGACGGGTAGGCGAGGCATCTCTGCGACTACACGTCGTCTGAACTGGGTCAGGGTCTGCGTTCTGTACTCTTCAAGTCGAGATCCGAGCGCGGGGCGGAAGGCCCCGTTTTCCTTGCAAAGGAAGTAGCGTTCGATGAACGCCCGCTCGATTGTGGCAATGTTGTTGTTATAAACTCCCAGGCTGTGACCTGGGCCAAACCCGCCCGCAACAACGTACGTGCGAGGTTTTGCTGCACCCCTGCTCGGGCGTACGCACAGCGTACCGCGACCACGGCGGCGTGTTAGCTCACGGACTTGCGCCCGGAGCTCTTCAGCCACCACGGTGTCGGCACCGTACACCCTGCGTGGGCACCCTCAGCACGCTTGGGGTACTCCCATCGGCGTATCATAGCCGAGGGAGCGGCGCAGCCACTTAGGCGCGCGCGTGCGTGAGGTTGCCACTCTCTCCGCGTCGGACTGGGTGAAGTATGCGTTCACCACAAATGCCCGGTGCGGATCGGCCACACAAGCGCGTACGTTACCGTTGCGCATGATGCGACCGTACTCCATCTCGACTGTGGTTTGATTGGGTTTGTCGAGTTCGAGTCGCTGGAGCTTCGCCCGGAGCGCCATCACCGAAGCCGCAATGAACTTTGGTGAGATTTTGACGCGCCGGGGGGCTTTGTGCAGCTTCAGAATACCAGGTGCCATGTCGTACGTGAACCCAGTCCCCTGGATTGCCATGGTGAATGCTTCCCATTCTTCGAAGGTGTGCGGAGTGGCCAAGAACTCGGCGAACCCCACGTACTCCTTGTAGTTCTCCTCGTCGTCCTCGGCGACATCACCCGTGAGGGCGTAGCCGCTTTCGTTGTACACCTCCTCAGCTGCCACTGAGATGCATTGGTACTCTGTTGCCTGTGAGAACGTTTCCAGCTCGTCCTTCACGGCTACACGAACATCAGTGTCGTGCTGCAGGTCGTGATAGACCTCTTCCGGAATGCAACAGCAAAACCGGGCAAACCGACTGTTAAAGACGGCGTTCGCTAACTTCTCTGTCATGCGGCGGAACGTGGATGTGCGTTCGGGCGCTAGCTCTTTGAGGCTGGCCATAGCTGGGAAAGTAATCGGTGGATAGTCGCCCGGGTTCAACTTCAGCTCTCTTTGAATGCGGTTCCGAAGATCCGGATGATCAGGTTTTAAATCCGGTTAAGAACTGAATCCCTTCTCCATTCATTTTGAGCAGCCTTTTA